TAGAACAAGAGTTAGCAATCTTAGAAATTAAGCGCCAAGCAGAATTAGACGATGAGGAAGCACTATTAGCACTCTTACTTTAAACCCGCACACGGAATATAAGAAAGCCTACGAACACCTCCATGCTGGTCGCTTAGACGCTGGATTTAGGCTTTTTGAATATAGATGGCATCCTGAGATTATTGCTAATCAAGCACAGCCATATCATCAAAAACTAAAAATGCCTGTATGGCGTGGAGAATCCCTATTAGGGAAAACCATTACTGTCCAAGCAGAACAAGGTTTTGGTGACATCATTCAATATGCACGCTTTTTACCCTTTTTAAAGGTGATGGGCGCTAAAAGTGTTGTTTTATTACAACATGGTTCATTGCATACATTATTTGGGCAAATGGAGTGTATTGATACATTTACCAATATGCCAGAAGAAGGCATTGCCACAGAATCAGACTATTGGATTGGCATTATTTCTTTGCCTTATTACATAAGTCTTGCCCCAGCTTACGCAAGGTCGTTGTTTCCATGCAACACAACCAAAATTGTAGGGTCAGAAGGTTATTTAGACGCTATTGCAAGCAATATTCCTAAGAAATTAGCGGTTAACTGGTCTACATCTAAAGGCTTATTGCATTATGTACGCACTATGCGCCCAGAAACCATGTTGGAATTAGTAGGCGATGACGCTTATTCGTTTAATCCTGAAGAAGATAGGTTCTGGAGTCCATTACCTAAAGACGGATGGCAGAAAGATTGGGCTAAAACTGCAAGCCATTTGAAAGCCTGTAAGGGTTTAGTGACTGTAGATACCGGCATAGCCCATTTAGCAGGTGCTTTGGGCGTTAAAACCATTGTAATCATGCCCAAAAAAGAGTTTAAGTGCTGGCGATGGAAGCACGGCACTTGGTACGACTCAATAGTAACTGTTGAAGAAGAAGAGTTAGACAAAATACCCGAAATCATAAGGAGAATGTAATGGCATTGGTAAAAGTCACGGTAACTTGCAATCATTGTAAGGTTGCCCACGAAGAATATGATGCAACGCAATATGATGACAGGGAAAAATACCTTGCTTATTGGAATCTGCCGTTTGAAGGCCCAGAAGCAGATGAGGCTTGGAAACAAAAGCTAGAAATGACCCCAAAAGAAACCGCTATGGTCATGTCAGACATTGATGGATATATCAGCCAAGTAGATGGTTCATGGATTAAAAGCCGAAGTCAGCATAGAAGCCATTTAAAGCAGCACAGAATGATTGAACTAGGAAATGATGTACCAATGCAGCACAAACTAGCCGATATTAGTACCAAATCCAAGGAAGCCCGTAAAAGGGATATTGCGGAACAGGTATATCAGAAACTATCTTATAAATAACCCTTGGAGAAATCATGTCAGAAGAACAATTAGACCGTAGAGATTTATTAGAAGCTGCTTTAGATGCAGCAGAGGAAGGCACTCTTGAAGCACCCATCGAAAAAGACATTGAAGTGGCTGAAAAGGACGACATTTCCGAGGAGTCCGCTAAAGAGGAAGTTAGCACGCAAGACCACGAAGAAACTGCCGAAGAGTCTGAACCTATTGAATTTGCGGATAAGGATGAGGCGCAGGAGGAAGAAGTCAAACCCATAACCCGCCCATCTACCTGGAAGAAAGAATATGTCCAGATTTGGGACAAAATGGAAGCTGGCGAACAAATTAGCAAGGAAGATTTCACTAAGTTTGCTGAATATGCTAACCAGCGTGAGTCTGAGTACAAGAAAGGCGTAAGCACTTATAAAGCTGAAGCTGACCGTGCTAAGTCCTATGAAAACGCCATTGCCCCATATGCCCAAGATTTACAGCGTAGAGGTATTCAGCCAACTCAATATATTGAAAACTTAGTCCGTGCAGAACAGATTTTATCTAATGCCGCTTACGAACAAAAAGTCCAAGTATTTCAAAAACTTGCGCAAGATTATGGTATACAATTAAATGGAAATGGACAAGCAACACAGCTTGACCCATATACGCAACAATTGATGAACCAGTTAAATATGGTAAATCAAGAAGTTTCAAGCATTAAAGGTCGATTTGCCCAAGAGGAAAATCAACGCTTAATGGGTGAAATTGAAAGAGTAAGAAGTGATGTGGAGAAGTTTCCACATTTTGATGTGGTGCGGGAGGAGATGGCTCAATTACTTGAGTTAGGCAAAGCCCAAGACCTAGAAACGGCCTACAAGAAAGCCGTGCGTATGAATGACGATGTTTGGGCATTAGAACAAGATAGACTCTTGAAAGAAGCCAGGCAGACGACAATCAAAGCACAGCAAGTAGCGAAGGCTAAGGCTGCTGCGGTTAGTCCAAAGTCCACTACTCCTAGTGGAAAAGTGAGTAACCCAGAAGATAAAAAGGATAGACGGTCTTTAATTGCTGAACAATTAGGTGAAGCAATGAGTCGTCGGGTTTAACTAGCCTAATTTTGGGCGCATTTTTTTAAGGATTAATATCATGGCATTCGCTAACTCAGCAATTACCGATATTATCGCTACCACGATTCAATCTCGTAGCGGTGAATTGGCAGACAACTTAACACAAAACAACGCTATTCTTCAGCGCCTCCAACAGAAGGGCAATGTACGCCCATTCTCAGGCGGTAATGTAATCTTGGAAGAGATTATGTATGACGACAGCACAACAAATAACGCTAACTCTTATAGCGGATATGAAGTATTGAACATTGCTCCAGATAGCCCTATTTCTGCTGCTCAGTTCAAAATTGCTCAGTACGCTGATGCAGTTACTATGTCTGGTCTTGAGATGTTACAAAACTCCAGCAAAGAAGCAATCATTGACTTGTTAGATGGTCGTATGCAAGTTTCCGAAGCCCGCTTGTTGAACCGTATTTCTGGTGACTTGTATGGTAACGGTACTGGTAACGGTGGTAAGAACCTTGACGGTCTAGGCGCTGCGGTTGCAGTTTCTCCTAGCACTGGTACTTACGGAGGGATAAATCGAGGAGTTTGGACCTTCTGGCAGAACCAAATCACTACTGGCGCTACATCTAGCACAATTTTAGCTAAGATGACTGAAGCTGCCATCAAGCAGATTCGTGGTACAGACAAAGCTGACTTGATTGTTGCTGGTAACACAATGTATCAGTACTATGTAGGCGCACTACAGTCTATTCAGCGTATTGCTGCTGAAGAGTCTGGCGCTGCTGGTTTCGCTTCCCTCAAGTTCTACGGTGGCGGTACATCTGCTGATGTGGTATTGGGTGGTGGTTATGGCTCACAAGAGACAGCTACTTATATGTATATGCTTAACACCAACTACATTTTCTTACGCCCACACAAAGAGCGTAACTTTGTACCTATCGGTGGTGAGCGTCAATCTATCAACCAAGATGCAATCGTGAAGTTATACGGTTGGGCTGGTAACTTGACTACATCTAACAGCTTCCTACAAGGCTTGTTGACAACTTAATAGATAGGGGGAAACCCCTACTATTTTGCTCATTTAATATATAAAGGAAATATCATGGCATATACCATTACCCCCCTATCAGGGATTGATTTTAACGATACACAAACTGCTGCTGAATTAGCTTTAAATGGCCAAACAGCCCCTACATTTGGCCCTACTGGTGCTGAAGTGTTTGGTTCTGACGGTCGCCGTTATGTATGGGCAGTAGCAGGTGCAGCTATTACAGCTTCAACAGCAACTTGCTCTATCAACGCTTCAACCTTTGTAGCTACTGGCTCTGCTGGTACTTACTTAGCACCAGCAGTCGCAATGGCTTCAGGCGATTATGGTTGGTTCTCAGCAGCTTCTGTTTAATAGGTTAACCCTCTTAAATTGAATATGTAGTAAAACTGGGGCTATCTCAAAAGGGTAGCCCTTTTTCTTTTTTTAATAACCCTAACCACTTAGGAGAAGTAAAAATGGCAATAGAGTCCGATATTCAAAATGCAGATTCACGATTAGCAGTCCAATTCTATAAAAAAAGTATGAAGCAAGAAGATGCTTCAGCCGAAGCAGGCAGACCGATTTTTAAAGAATTTGATTTTGTAAGAATTATGATTCCTGGCGATAATTTGACAGAAATTGACACTTACGCACAAGAGTCCCATAAACAGCGTTTTCCACGCCAATGGGCGCACTATCAGAATCAAGTATCAGGGCATGAAGATATTATTGGTACACCTTTAGACCAATGGCCTCAAGTTACCCGTAGCCAAGCTGAAGAGTTGCGTGGTCTTAAATTCTATACAGTAGAAGCTATTGCTGACTGTTCTGACCAGCAATTACAGCGTATTGGCATGGTAGCGGGTATGTCACCCCATAATTTTCGCCTAAAAGCCAAGGCTTTCTTGAATTTAGCTAACGATTCTGCCGAAGTAGCACAAAGAGAATCAGAATTGCAAGCACTTAAGGAAGAAAATGCTAAAATTAAGGCAGAAACAGATGCGAAGCTGACAGCTATGCAAGAACAAATGTCAGCGCTACTTGCGGCTGTTGCGGAAAAGAAACCCAAAACACGCAAACCGAAAGTAGTAGAGGCCTAATATGTCCCAAACGATGCTTCAAATGGTGCAACAGACCGCAGCCGAGTTAAACTTGGCTGTACCGTCTTTTGTAGTCGGCAATACATCACAAGATGTGCAACAAATCTTGGCTTTGATGAATGGTTCTGGCTATGACTTGCTAAAAGAATATGATTGGCAAGCACTCCAGGTGCAGTATCGTTTCTACACACAGTCTTTTACCGCCAATGCCACAACTGTTAATGGTTCTACTTCATTAACTTTTGAGGCAGGCACAGATTTAAGCGGTGTTACAAGCCAATGGCAATTATCTGGCTATAACATCCCTCAAGATACCTATGTTGTAAGTGCTAATAACACTACTAAAGTGGTAGTAATGAGTCAAATGGCTAGTGGTAGCGGAGTGCAATCAATAGTTTGCGCCCAAACTGCCTATAACTTGCCAGATGACTTTGAAACCATTACTAACCGCACTATGTGGGATAAATCGAAACATTGGGAAATGTTGGGTGCTGAAGATGCCCAGCAATGGCAATGGTTGAAGTCTGGTTATATCTCTACAGGCCCAAGAGTGCGCTGGAGAATACTAGATAATCAATTCTGTATTTGGCCTATTATGAATACCCAAGAATATTTAGGATGGGAATACAGGTCAAAAGGCTGGGCAAGGGCAGCAGACGGAACAATTAAGAATAGCTTTACTGCCGACTCAGATACTACGGTTTTAGATGACCGTATCATGGTTTTGCTGACTAAAATGAAGTATTGGGGCATTAAAGGCTTTGACACCACAGTAGTAGCACAAGATTACCAGCGCTATTTATCCGTTGCCAAAGCTAACGATAAGGGCGCACCTAACCTGTCATTTGCACCGCAACCAAGCAGAGTGCTAATTGGCTACGCTAACATACCAGACACAGGCTATGGTTCATAATGCTATTACAGAGAGCCAAACAAAACACAGCTAAAACTGCTTCTGTGCCATCACCTATTGGTGGATGGAATGCTAGGGATTCCCTTGCAAACATGAGTCCTACTGACGCAGTACAGTTGGTTAACTGGTTTCCTACCCCTACTGATGTCACTATGCGTAAAGGCTATAGCGTAGCCTCAATATTAACTACATCTACAGGCGTTAAAACCATTGGTAGTATTACTTATGCAGGCACTACAGCCACTTTAACCACTACCACAGCACACGGTTTAACCACAGGCGCTTATGTGTCTATTACAGGCACAACCCCAGCAGCTTATAGCGGTGTTTACAAGATTACCGTTACTAGCACTACAGTCTTTACTTATTCGCCAATATCAACACCTAGTGGTAACGCAACTGTAGTAGGAACATACTTAAATCAAGCCACTACGCCTGTAAACACTTTGATGAATTACACCCAAACGGGTACATATAAATTATTTGCAGCAGCCGGTGGGGATATTTGGGAAACTAAAGCTAACCCTGCGGTCAAGGTATTTAGCGGTATTTCTAGCGATAAACTGCAAGCAGTCAACATCACTAATACTGGTGGCAAATTCTTAGTAGCTTGTAATGGCGTAGACCCAGTAATGATTTACGATGGTACGGCATGGTTTTATGTAGCTACAACCACTACATCACAAACAATTAGCACTATTACAAGAGGTGGCGCAGGCAATCTAACCGCCACTTTAACTACTGCTTCACCGCATAATTTGATTACTGGTAATCGAGTCACAATTTCTGGCGCTACTGAGTCAAACTATAACGGCACTTATGTCATTACAGCAACTGGTGTAAGTAGCTTTACTTACACAATGGCTACTGCCCCTGCCGCTAATGCAAGCGTAGTGGGTACTTATACAACCATTGGTATTACTGGCGTTAATTCAAATACATTTGTTAATGTCAATTTGTTTAAAAACCGTCTGTATTTCACCCAAAAAGACACTTTAGCTTGTTGGTATTTACCCGTAGACTCCATTGGTGGCGCAGCTTCACCCCTTTATTTTGGTGGTATTGCCCGTAATTCTGGCTATTTGCAAGCTATGGGTACATGGACATTAGACGCTGGTCAAGGCGCTGATGACTATGCAGTATTTGTAACTAGCATGGGTGAAGTTATTGTTTATAACGGTACAGACCCATCTTCTGCAACAACTTGGGCTTTAAAAGGCGTATGGCAATTAGGTCAAACCTTTAGCCGTAGATGTTTCTTTAAATGGTCAGGCGACCTGCTTTTGCTTACCCAAGATGGTTTAGTACCATTGGCTTCTGCCCTGCAATCTAGCCGTTTAGACCCTAGAATCAACTTAACAGACAAGATTTATTTTGCTGTAAGTCAAGCAGCAAGTTCATATTACGCTGAATTCGGTTGGCAAATTAACTATTTTGCTGGCGAAAATATGTTGATTTTAAATATTCCCATTCCTAACGGAATAGAACAATATGTAATGCACACCATTACTAAATCTTGGGCTAGATTTACCAATATTCAAGGTTATTGCTGGGAAGTATCAGGCGATGCCGATATGCACTTTGGAAGCAACGGATTTGTAGGTATTTTTTACTCCGCTACATCTGACGATGAATCAAACATTACTGCAACTGCACAACAAGCCTATAGTTATTTTGAGTCACCAGGACAATTAAAACGATTCACTATGGTAAGGCCTATACTACAGTCTACAGGTGGCGTACCAAGCGTTTTATGCGGTATTAGTGTGGATTTTGATACTCAATCCCAATTAGGTGCAGTTTCATTTAACCCTAGTATTCAAAGAGATGGTATTTGGGACACCGCTAAATGGGATGGAAATGTATGGGCTGGTGGACTAATTACTACTAAGATTTGGCAAGGCGTTACTGGAATAGGCTACACAGGGTCTGTAAACCTTAATGCTGCAAGCCGAGGAATTGAGTTACATTGGGCTTCTACCGATTATGTTATGGAAGCGGGTGGGGTAGTTTGATATTACTTAATCAGCAAAGTCTTAAAGATTGGGCGATTAAACATAAAATGCCCACTCCGCAAGATGCGCATTATTTAGGTCAAGTATTAGACGGACAGATTAGGGCAGTAGTAGTTTATTGTGGTTTTTACGGTAAATCTTGCATGATTCATGTGGGGTCAGAAGGGCAGCATTGGGCAACTAAAGATTTTCTCAAAGAAGTCTTTAATTATCCGTTTAACACCTTGAAATTAAAGGTTATAATTGGCACAGTTGCAGGGAGTAATACAAAAGCCCTAAGACTAGACCGACACCTTGGTTTCAAAGATGTTGCCTTTATCCCTGACGCACACGATGATGGGGATTTGGTCATTTTAGAGATGCGCCCAGAATATTGTAAATGGGCATAGGAGATAGTTATGGGTGCAGGTTCAACATTTTCGCAAGGTGCAAACACCAATACGACTAATCCGTATGGCGGAACAACGAGTCCTTATTTTGGCGCTGCACAAGCCCAAACTTTAGGCAATCTTGCAGGCGCACAGCAAGCTGTACAAGCTAACCGTGTAAATCAAGTTACCCCTTACGGAAACCTTAATTATTCACAAACTACTGATGCTAATGGCAATCCATCATGGACAGCCACACAGTCTTTAAGCCCTGAATTACAGGCTTTAACACAATCTTCATTACAAGGTTTGCAAGCAAGTCAAGCAAATCCTATGTATGGCATTAATCCTGGCGAAACTTATTCTGACGCTATTATGCGTAGACTTTCACCACAAATAGCACAACAAAAAGAATCACAAACTGCTGCTTTGGCTAACCAAGGTATTGTGCCTGGTACTCAAGCCTATGACAATGCAATGCGTACATTTAACCAACAACAAAATGATTTGCTGACAAGCGCACAAATTGGTGGCATGCAAACTGGTTTACAAGCACAATCATTACAAGGCACACAAGCTGGTCAAATTAAAAACTTGGCTACACCTAACTTTATTAATGCACCGCAACAAGCAGCCGTTGCTGGCCCTGATTACATGGGTGCTTTACAAACTCAAACCAACGCTAATATTGCAGCGCAAAATGCTGCATTAGGACAAGCTACAAGTAATACTGCTGGATTGTATGGTTTAGGTTCTGCTGGTATTTTAGGTCTTGCTGCTAACCCTGGATTAATTTCTAGCGCTGGCACAGGAATTAAAGACTTTTATAATTATTTAACTGCCTAATATGTTTAAAAGTAAACATTCTGGTTGGACTTATGACTTAAAGCGCACGCCTTTTGGTGGTGGCGGTGGCATTGGAAATGCTTTTGGATTAGGCGATGCTTTAGCTTCTATTGACCCAGGTCCTTCTATTGGCAACGCTTTAGCAGAGGTAGACAAAGGTGTTAATCAAATACCTGGTGGTTGGTACACAATAGGTGGTCTTGCTGCTGGTGGTACTGCATTAGCTTTTGCCCCCGAGTTGGCTGCTGCTGCTGGCCTTGGAGAGGGTGCAACAATTTCTTCTGCCGCTGGTCAACAAGCATTTTTTGATGCTTTGGCAAGTGGCGCTACAAGCACAGAGGCAATTAGCGCTGGCGCTGCTGCTGATGCTGCGGCTACTGGGGCTATTGGCGCAGGCACTAATGCTGCATTGCAAGGCCCTACTTATGGTGAATTAGGAATAACAGGCGTAGAAGGTGGCATGGCAGGCCCTACTTATGCTGAAATGGGCTATACAGGATTAAATAGTAATGAGGCTATTGCTGCTGCTGATGCTGCCTCTAAATCTCGTTTATTAAGCGATGCACTTGGCAATGTTAAAGATGCAAGTAAATTATCAAATTTATTAAAACAGGGCGCTGGTTCTGGGCTTACTCAATCTCTAGGACAGCTTGCACAAGGCGCAAACCCACAAGGTCAAGCGTTAACAGCAGTAGTGCGTGGCAATCAAAATCCATTTACTTTTGCACCGCAACAACCCATTCAAGATACAAGACAAGCACAATTAGCTAGTTTACTAAAGCAGGGATAATCATGGCAGACTTAACAGAACAACAATTATTAAGCACAGACCCTGAAGTATTGGGTTTACAGCGTCAAAGGGCATTAGCTAACCTATTGACAGGACAGGCTTTTAATCAGCCACAAGGTCAAATGATTAGTGGTCATTATGTACGCCCTTCTGCATTGCAACAAGCATTGCCTATGATTAATGCTGCTATTGGTGGTTTAACTAATGCTAATTTAGACACAAAACAGACTGAATTAGCTGCTGCATTGCGTGGACAAAAAGCTGAAGCATTTACTAAATTCCAAGAATTAATGTCTAATCCTGAAACTCGTGGCGAAGCTATGAAATACGCTGCCGGTAATCAATATTTACAGCCATTAGCCCAAGAGTTAATGAAAGGCATGAAGCTAGGAGAAGGCGAGAAGTTTGTTATGCCTAATCTTGGTGGTGGTGCGCCTGTTGAGTTGGCTAGTGGCGGTACTAAGTATCGTGCGCCATTGCAAATTGACACAGGCACAGCTATTGAAATTCGTGACCCAAATGACCCAACTAAAGTATTGCAAAGATTGCCTAAAACTCATGTATTTGCGCCTCATGCAAGTCAACTTGTGCCTGTAGCGGGTGGTTTTGCAGAATATAACCCAAATACAAAAACTTTTTTACCTATAGGCGGAGGTCAAGGTGGTGCAGCAGGTACGCCAACAGGTGCTTTAATGCCACCTTTGCCTGGGCCTTTGCAAACACAGGCTTCATCTATAAATGAACAAAAATCAACTATTAACGATGTTTTAAAAGCCGTAGAAGGAAATAGACAATATTTTGGTGCTAAATACGCAGCACCAGGAATTTTTGCTGGAGAATTAGGCACTTCAAAAATGAATCAAAAATTGCCTTCGGATGCAGTAGAAGCAAGGTCACAAGTATTTAATACTGCTTCTTCTGTTATTAAAGAAAGGGCTGGAACTGCCCAAAGTAAAAATGAAAGCGCTATTATTATGCGTTTCTTGCCGTCTGAATTTGATACCGATAAAGTAATTATTGATAAATTAAATGGTTTTAATAAATATTTAGAAAGCAAAGAAAAGGGCATATCACCTGTTGTTGGCGCCATCCAAACCTATAGACCAGGCGCAGCGCAAACTTCTGCTGTTACAACAGGAAACAAAACACAAAATTTTGACCCTGCATTATTGCAATTTATGACCCCTGAACAACAGGCTTTATTTAAGCAACCAGGCAACTAATATGGCAGACCTTTCACTAGAACAGCAACAAGCTATTGCAATAGCGCAAGCTAAAATGCGTATGGCTCAAGCAAAGCCTGAACAAGGCAATATGTATACTCAAAGTGCTGAGGACATTCAATATAGTCCTGAAGGCATGCCTTTGAATACATCCTCTTATGGTTCTGCGCCAACAGGCGCAACCAAGGCCGCACAAGAAGCGTTAACAAGTACAGTTAGTTTGCCTATAAATGTAGCTACTGGTATTGCTAAAGCGCCAGCAGGATTAGCCCAATTAGTTGGTAAATATTTTAATTCAAACGCAGGTGATATTCCTGTAAACGCTATTAATCAAATTGAAAAAGGCACACAAGCCCAAATGGGTGATGTGGGTAGTGCAGTTAGTCAAGTTGGTAGTGCAGTAGGGCAAGCAGCCCCATTTATGGCAGGCCCTATTGGTATGATTCCTAGCATGACCCAAAGAATTGGTGGTGGTGTATTAGGCGGCATAACTTCAGGCTTTTTAACGCCAGAAGAAACTGGTTTAACTCCTGAACAATTTAAAGATGCTAAAGCACAAAATGTATTGATTCAAGGAACTTTAGGCGGTATTTTACCCGCAGCAGGCGGTTTAATTAAAGGTGGTTATAACGCTGCTAAATCAGCTTTAGAACCATTTTATGAAAGTGGTCAAAACGCAATTTTAGGTCGTGCATTGCGTGAATTTTCTGGTGGTCAAGCACCACAAGCTATTGAAAACATTAGAAATGCACCTCAATTAGTAAAAGGTGTACAACCTACTTTAGGTGAAATTTCAGGCGTACCAAGTCTTGCTGCTGCACAAAGGGCTGTTTCTGCTTCTTCACCTGAAGCTACAAACATTATGGCGCAAAGACAAGCACAAAATATTGAAGCTAGAACTAATGCTTTACAAGGCATTGCTACACCCACAAGAACACAAAAATATACTGCATTAAGAACAGAATTAGGCAATGACTTATATGAACCAGCACTTCAAAAAGGTGTTGACTTTTCTTCATTAACACCTGAATTGCAGGCAGAATTTAGGGGATTAACAACTTCCCCATCTATTAAATCAGCTATGATTCAAGCTAGTAAAAACGCTGCTGATGAAGGCAAAAAGATTGGCAATCCTGCTAATTCATTGCGTGGTTTGCATGAAACTAAACTTGCTTTAGATAGTCAAATTAACGCTTTAGAGGGCAAATTAGCAAATACTAAAAATCCTAGTCTTGACGCTGAATTAAAAGCTAAAAAAGCCGCAAAAAGTAGATTGCTTGATTTTATTGAAAATCCTCAAATTAGCCCAGAATACAAAATAGCTAGAGAAACATTTTCTAGGGCATCTAAACCTATAGACCAATTAGACGCTATTGCTAAATTAGCTGAAAAATCTGTTTCTCCTGAAACTCAAAAGATTTATTCTGCCCAATTTTCACGCAATTTTGACGCACTTAAAAAAGAAGGTATTTTGACTGACCGTCAAATTAGCCGGCTTGACGCTATTAAACAAGATTTAGAAAGAGTTGCTTTTGCTGAAAAAGAGGGTAAAGGCGTAGGTTCTGACACAGTACAAAAACTTGCTTATTCAAATATGGCTAATCAAGTTGGTATACCTAATGCTTTAAGAGGTTTGCCAGGAGGCCAAATAATTGGCAATGTAGCACAAAGAGTTGGCAAATTAGCTTATGGTGACGCAAACAAAGAATTAGCTATGAAATTAGCTGAAACTATGGCAAATCCTAAGCAAGCTGCATTACTAATGGAACAAGCTGGAATAAAAGGAAAACCATTAACCACAGAAAATCAGCGTAAATTAGCTAAAATGTTATTAATGCAATCTACTGCCCAAGCAGCGCAATAAGGAAAACAAAATGAGTAGAAACGGTAGCGGTACTTATAACCTCCCTGCGGGTAATCCCGTAGTAACAGGCACAATTATTACTTCTAGTTGGGCTAATACTACTATGCAAAACATAGCTGATGGATTAACTCAATCAGTAGCTTCAGATGGTCAAACACCTATGTCTGGGGCTTTAAACATGGCAACAAACGATATTAATAATGTTGGTACACTAACAGCCTTAACAGGCATATTTGGCGGGACATACTAAAATGGCAGCTACTGGATTTACACC